AAGGACGGCCAAGTCTGGCCGGGGTATATATGTTGGCATCATTGCCAACTAAAATAGTTATATCCTAACCGCTTAGGGTTGTCAATAGTTTTTTTACAAATCTATTCTTGGATCATTCTGCACGTCATAGTGTCCTCGCCGGTGTCCGCTTTTTTCTCTCTGTCGTTGGAGTTTGCTCAATACAGTTTTTGCGCATTTCTTTTTTTTAATATCTTCCGGTATGTCAAGACAGCGGTTACATTCATAAATAAACTTTCCTTTATTATCTGTTCTCTTATGTAACGCTTCCGCTCCGCAATAAGTGCATATCCATTTTTCCATAGGGTTCTCCTTATTTATTTATTTCCCTTATAACATCAAGAATAAATCCGCCAACAACATAAAGTAACAATAAATCAATTACAATATTTGCGCCCGCCATTAATATAATTTTTAAATTTGATAATTGCATCTTTGTTATCCATTTCATTTATGTTAACAGGATATTGACGGTTTATTTTTTCAAACCTTTCATAGTTCCTTCTGTCTGTGCTGTTGCCAGAATGAACGGAGTTGTGCTTGATAAAAATATCAGTTAAAGACACAACTCGCTTATTCCCGCACCAATCGCGGAACAATCGCGCTATCATGTGATCCGCTCCCCACATAACAACCCTGGGATCATAATAGAAACCAAGAACATGCACCATTTCTTTACTCGCTACCGGCCAGCATGAAAAATGTGGATAGAGCGGGTCCTCGCCATGCCGGTCAATTCCGTCATTTATTAACCCGAGGAGAATATCATCCCCGATCCGTTTTGATGTTTCTTCCATCCTCTCAATAATCATCATGTCCCAATCTTTTGTCATAAACTCTGAATCATCATTAAGCGCAATAATCCACCGACCAGAAGCCATATGTGCGCAAGGATTGAAATAATCACGGACAAAGAAATCAGAAGGTTGAGTTATTAAGATACTTATTTTTAAACTTGGGTATGTCGCTATTTTTCCTAGAGTACGCATAGCATCGAGATCGTCATAATCAATGGCCATAACAACCTCAATATTACTTGGATTATTTGCAGTGTTTCTTACAGAAGAAAGCATATTGTAAAGCATATCAACTCTTTTTCTAAATGGAAGAATCAACGATATTTTCATATCCACCTCTCTGATATATTATTAGATTGACTTTGAGTGTATAAATAATTCTCGTCGTAAGGTTCAAAAGATTTTGGCGAAGAATAAAACCTTACTCCCGACCACCAAGTAGATTCAAGAACAGCACGATCACTTTTATATCCGGCGGCAAAAGGACGTTTAATAAATCCCATTTGACCTTTACATTCTCCAGCGCGGATAGACTTTCCTAAATGGTCAATATCAATAAAGCATTTATCATCCCCGAATATAAGCACCGTTCCCCCGCGCGAGAAAGAGCGCATAACAACATCATTTTCATATTGTCCGCAAATATACCGACGGTCAAACCCGCCAAGTTCTTCGAGCCATTCCCTCGACACCATCCCTAGAGGAGCCATGAGAGGAGCATCTTTCTTCCCACCAAAGAAACGGTGGATATTCATATCAAATAATTTTCCCTGGGGAAGTCCATAACCGGATTCTTTTGTTTGGAGAGAAAGAATTATTCTCTTGTCGTTATAAGATTTCCAATATTTAAATGCTTTGGTAAGTATTCCTCCGACAAACTCGCAATCATCAGCAACCCAAACAATGACTTCTCCGGTTGCGTTACGGCGGGCAACTTCATAACATTGGGCAGGTTTAATATTTCCGGTTTGAATATAAGTTAAATTCTTTATTCCTCTAACTGATTCCGGGGGAAGGGGGCCGGCAAAGATAACTTCTATATTTGCGGTTTCGGTGTTATGAATAGAATCCATAAAATCAGGAAACAATTCTTTTCTTATTGCGGAAGCTATAAGGGATATGTCTGGCATAATATACTCCTATTTTATTCTACATATTTTCAATAGCAAAGTCAAGCATTTGGCGAATTAATTCAGATAATTTAATTTTATGCTTAATTGATAATTCTTTTAGTACAGAAATTTTTTCATCACTAATTCTACAAATCAAATTTGATTTTTTCTTTTTTTTGATTATTGGAATAAATTTTCCTTTTGTCATGCCCTCTCTCCTTTTTTAAATAAACCAGATGAATAAATTTTATCTATTAACGCCGGGAAATCATTCTTCTTCCATTTTAAATATGTTGCATAATCAGCGCGGTATCGTTCCTGGCTATTTGTATTTTTAAATGTATCGTCTTTTTCTTCTCGATATTGTAATGGGTGCATATGCGTTATCTCAACCTCCGGGACATAATATAAGCACCCAAGCGCCTGCCCTATATCTTTCCATACATTATCCCCATAAAGACCGATAAGGTCAGGCATCTGTAACCATCCTACGGCATGGACAAGGTTAGCGGAAATAACGCTTGTCGTCGGTATACGTTCCCCCTGTATGCCGTCGTTACCATAAGCGATACCGAAACCTCGCGTAGCGTACCCAAGAATCAGATCCCAATTTTTTGTTTGATAAAAAAAGTCGTCATTAGTTACCGAAAAGAAATCATAATCAAGTTTATACAACTGGAAGGTCTCGTTTATCATTGTCGTTATATCTTTTCTCTGGCCTACAATAACCGGGATTGCCGGACACTCAAAGCTCAGATACGAGGCAAGGTCCGGGTCGTCTTCATCCACACGGATAACCATTTCGGCGCTATGAGTAGTCTTTCGGAAGGATTTAACCATCCTCTCGCATTTTCCCGGGCGCCCCCGGCTAGGGCATATCACAAGCGTCCGCATAAGACACGCTCCCTGTCTGTTATCTCTCGGAACTTTGCAGCATCTTCTTTAATCTGTTTACGTTCAGCCATTTTTTCAAAAATAAACTTTTTTAAAGATTGTTTGATACGAAACGCCTTTGGCGGGTGTCTAAGACGCATTGACAGATACCACCTTTCCGTTAAAAAGTTTAAGGGCTGATATTGCCAGTTTGGGAGCCCACCCATGCCGGACAATCTCCGAAAGGATAGTTTCCCGGTCCTGGTCACTAAATCGGCTCCACATGCGGTCTATTTTAGCCGATAGAAGGTTATTCTCATGGATACAGGCTTTGTCCGTCTGCCCTGCCGTTCTTTGTGTGGCGAGCGCCTGGACGTTATTAACCAGGCGTTCGTAGAGCGACACGAAATCCTGGAAATCCTGGCGGCTTTCAGTCTTTAGCTTTGCGGTTCTGTCTGCCCAGGTGGACATGTTACCCTCCCTTGTTACCATTTGTTACCCGCGCCGGGTAACATTGTTTATTTTCAATATGTTAAGTGTTACCCGTTGTTACCCGGCTTTCATAAGTACTTGAAAATAAAAGAAGTTCATTTTTAAACTGATTTTTCATAAACCGTTGGTATATAACAATGTTACCCTGTTACCCGAAAATCCTGTAATGAATATATCAACGCGGGTAACATTTATTTTTTAAAGTCCGGTTTTCAAACAACCTTCCACGTCCATCATCTTGCTGCTAGGGTAACAAGGTAACATTGTTGCGCCGCAACGACTTAGGTGTTACCCGTTGTTACCCGAAACTTAAATTATTCCGTAAACCCTTGCTGTAATTCATCTTGCGGGGTAACATCTTTCAACAGTGATTTTATCTCTCCCGGCGCATCATCAAACGAAAAACTCATGCAAGAGCGTTCCAATCCATTAAATCTATGATTAATCTTGGCAGAGATAAACCC